CGCGGCAGGAAGGCCGCAGAGAGTTTCAAAAAGAGAAAGGCCGCCGCCCGGAGATGGGCAGCGGCCTTTGCAAAAGACAAGGGAAAAATCAGCGCTTGCTGAACTGAGGAGCACGACGGGCGGCCTTCAGACCGTACTCCACATCATTCTGTGGTCAAAAACCCTTGATTTACAGGGGTTTTCGGGTGTTTCTCCAAAAGTTGCCCCATATTTTAACTCAAAAAAAGGGGCATCGAATAGGGTTAAGATCACTGTTTGAAAGCTGAATTGACCACGCTCAGGAGTTCTTCCGGTTTATTATACTTCACTTTGGCGTAAATGTCCATGGTTGTTTTGCTGTTTTCATGGCCAGCAAGATATTGAACTGTTTTAGGGTCAACTCCGGCATAGATCAGATTCGTAATATAGGTGTGCCGCAATTGGTGAGGAGTTACGTCAAAGTCCAATGAATAAACGATTCCCGGATTGTTTTTTTGGCTTCCACCTAGCGTTGGAGTGACAGTATATCTAATGCTTTGGCCGTTTACATATTTGTAATAGGTTCTCTCTTTGGTCGATCTTACGGTCACGTACTTCCAGAGACGTTGAAACTGAGCATTAGACAGAGGTTGACCGTTGCTGTCAGAAATAACATAAATCGAATTTGTTTTTGCCTTTGTTGCACGCAAACATTCGACAAGGCATTTCGGTATGGGGATATCTCGTCTTGCCGCAGGCGTTTTCAGCTTAGTATCTACTACTGGGCGGTTGTGATCGGAACGCCATGCACGGCGGACTGAAATGTAAGGGGTTGGCACATCCAGATATACGCAGTCCCATTGCAGTCCGAGAATTTCTTCTCTACGGAGTCCTGAATACAAACCGATCATTATAAAATCATACGGCCTAAGACCTCTGATAGCATCTAGCAATTTATCTACTTGCTCATCAGTTAGAGCCTCTTTGTCTTTTGCAGGAGTTCCGCCTTTTGCAGAAATATTTTCAGACGGGTTATAGTCAATAAGCTTACTTCTTTCTGCCGAGTAAAAGATGCACTTCATCAACATATTAACGGTGGCATATAAAGAAGCTGATTTTTGTGATGCAGGGATAAGTGCCAGTTTAATATCATCTGATGTTACATCAGACAAATACATATGACCCAGAGGCTTTACGATGTAGTTTTTTATTCTTGAAGAGTATCCTTTCAATGTTGCGGAGGATACTGTAGCCGATTGCATAAGCAGCCACTTTTCGCAGTATTCTGCAACAGTTGGATTCATTCGACGGAAGATAGCATCCTCAACCAAGGCTCGCGCTTCCTGCTCTTTTTGGTAGAGTTCTTCTCGAGTTAGTGCGTATAGGTCCACGCGTTTCCCATCGGCATCTGTGATGCGCGTTCTGTAATACTGGATACCCTTTCGGACTACTGTACCGTATTCTGGTACATTGTGAGTTTTCTTAGCCATATGTATGCTCCTTTCCGGCTTGCTTTTTTATGTATATTTTGCAGGGAAAGTAAGAAAGCAGCAAGGATGTCGAGCAATGAAAATGCAAAGAACGAGAACTGTACGTTCTCGCTCTTTGTATTATTTTATTCATTGTCCCACTGCGAAAAAATGTTACCCAGTGCAACGACTAGTTCATCTGGGCGATTGTATTTCACTTTTGCGTATATATCCATAGTGATTTTACTGCTTTCGTGTCCTGCGAGATATTGAACGGTTTTGGGATCAACCGACGAGTGAATGAGGTTCGTAATGTATGTGTGACGGAGCAAATGTGGGGTAACCTCAAAGTCCAGACTGTAAACCACTTTGCCGTTATGCGCGGCCTTCTCTCCGAGAACAGGCGTAACAGTATGTTTAACTCGCTTTCCATCCTCATATCTATAATATGCTCGTTCTTTTGTTGTTCTGGTGACAACATATTGCCAAAGACGCTTAAATTGTGTGTAAGAAAGCGGATCTCCATCACGGTTTGCAACAACATATTCGGCAGTAGACGTTTTTTGGGCTTCCCGCAAGCAGTCCACAAGGCAAACAGGCAGAGGTATATTTCTTTCTGCTGCCTTTGTTTTTAGCTCTGATAGAATTACCGGTCGATTGTGTTCTGTGTGCCACGCTCTACGCACTGTCAAATATGGTGCAGGGGTATCGAGATAAACTGAATCCCACTGTAATGCCAGTATTTCCTCTCGCCGCAACCCTGCATAGAGACCAAGCATAATAAATACATATGGTGGCAATCCACGAACAGCATCCAATAACCGTTCTACTTGGTTATCTGTTAGTGCCGGTTTTTCTTTTTGCGGGATTCCGCCACCTTTGGGGGTGATATGGGTGGTTGGATTCTCATCAATAACTCGGCTTTCTAACGCTGCGCGGAAAATCGACTTATACAGTATGACAACAGACTTATAAACAGATGCAGATTTGCTTGATACGGAAACTAATGCAAGTTGAATGTCATCTGGCGTCACTTCAGCAATTCGCTTATCACCAAGTTCTGATATGATATGCCTACGAACCTTGGAAGTGTAATCCGTTAATGTGGTTGTCCTCACATGAGCAGATTGCATAAGAAGCCACTTTTCACAATATTCAGCGACAGTTGGAGATTTTTGCCTGAAAGTGGCACTATCAATACGCTCAAGAGCATCCAGCTCCTTGTCATACAGCTCCTCGCGTGTTTTTCCATAAAGAATAGTACGCTTTCCATCGAGATTTTCAACGTAGGTCTTATAATACGTGCTGCCGTTTATTTCTACCGTACCATATCTCGGGATCTTTCTTCTTTTTGTAGCCATGATCGGCACCTCCTTGTAACGAAATTATGGTGGTGCAATTATCTTCGCAGAGAATGCGTATATTCTCAAGGATGTCGTTTACTACTTGCTTCCAGTCCGCTTTTTTCGATAAGTCGTATTAGTTTCCCGAGGTTTTGCACGATGAGTGGATCTTGCGATATATTCTTGAAGCGCCAACTCAGTAAAATATACAGATCCGTTATTGACATACTGAACATAAGAAATGAGACCATCCATGCGCGCTGCATCAAGCGTTGCCAAACTAATTCCGAGAACAGTCGCAGCTTCTTTTCTTGAAAGTAATCGTTCCATTGAATACTCCTTTCTGTTGGGTTAATATTCTCGTGCATCGAGACCACAAGAATAGGCCGAAAACGAGGTTTTCGACCCATGATTTCTGGCTTCGATGGACAAACTAAAAGCCCTCCCATCAGAACTTGACTGGGAGAGCACCTTTCTTGCTTGTGCCATTATAAATGCGTAGAATCAAATTGACATATTTTTTTCGACCCTTCAGCGATTTATCACTCATACCGGCAAGGTAGAGTGTCACGGGGTTGGTCTCGCGAAGTTTTGCGACCAGTCTACTACGGTTGTAATCGTTATGATAAAGTTCCACAAAACGGATCATAGCCCGGATAAGCTCTGCCCTAAGAGATTCAGGGACGCCTTCCCATGCTTTGTGCATAACCATGAGGGCCTCTGTATATATGGCTGGTCCAGTACGCTTAAACTCCGCAAAAGCAGTATTGATGCAGATAATACGTCCTTTTCCAGAGGCACGTTCATAACCGATGTGCAATCCGGCTTTTTCTGTGGCCTCGACAAATGCAAGCGAATTAGCGTCGTTACCGTAGAGATTGGCACGGAGTTTGGCGCTGGGAGTCAGTGGAGCAGATTTGCCGGTCTGTGCAGCAAATAGGCGGGCTTCCTCATCTTCAGTCATACCGTAGTACACCTTGCAAAGAATGGGTAGGTCGCAGTTTCCATTTTTCTGTTTTCGTGCCATAACAGTATGCTGTCCGTCGAAGATAAAATATGTTCCATCGCGGAGACTAACCTTCGGCTCATTAGCAATGCGTTCGTCAAATTCAGCAACGATAGCGGCAACGCGATCTGTGTTCAGCCTTCGCTGGTACATTTCGGGGACAACAAGACTACTGCTGTTAATCTCGACCATATCATACAAAGGTTTCATTTGGCATCTCCTTCCAACTCTTTAATGTAAGATTTAGCTTCCTGCATGATTTCCACAAGCTTATGCTTGTAAGCTTGCTCAGTCACCAACCGAGGAAAGTTTTCGATAAAGTTATTGCACACACGGATCATCGTCCGAACAGCAGCTCTCAATGAATCCAGAGCATCATCTTCTGATACCTTTTTGTCCTGCTTTTTTAGTTCTTCGTAAGCAGTTTCGATTTCCTGATAATCTTGTCTTCGATGCTTACCGGAAGATTGAGTGGCAGATGCCTTGTCTTTATCATCTTTTGTAAGTCGTAGTTGTTCCGCCAGCTCTTTACGATCTAGGGGAGAAGCACGAGCTATAGCAGCCACTTCGGTTTCTTTTGGTTTGTATTTTCCTACTAAAAGGTCGTCTCTGATGCCGGGTAAAACCTCTTCAGCTGCATCTACGCCATCGGCATAATATTCGGCGCGTTGGACATAACCCTCGCTTGTATGAGTTTCTTCGGCAATACGTGCTCGAGTTACATGTGAAGAAGAAATCAACGGATCATTTTGATCCGTTGATTTTACATTCTCACTTTTACGGTCACCACCGTGCATCTCTTTTTCAGCTTTGTATCGTTGACCGATAAGATATTTTTTTTGCTGTGGGGTCAGATTACGACGCCCAAGCTGGTTCTTGCAGATCCAAGAAAGCGCCTCATAACGACTATCGAAGAATTTTTCGTGGGTACGGAACTCAATGGCCGGATTGGCCATCGCAATCTTGTAGCGGTTGTGACCATCCACAATGGTATTGTTCCAGATGATTATGGGCATGAGGACAAGCCCTTCCTCCAAGATGTTTTCCTCAAGCTGCTGATATTCTTCATCAGTCAGCGGAGGACATCTTGCTTCAAACTCCGGGTCAATTGCAAGAAGCTGACTCATTAGGGTGCCTCCATTTCTTCTGGAACATAAAGACCGAGGGAGGTTTCGATAACTTCTCCGATCTCATCCATTTGCTTGCGGCTCATTCTGCCGAGATACTTGCAAACTCGGCGCTTATCGATGGTTTTAATCTGTTCCAGAAGTACAGTGCCAGGTACGTCCAAACCATGAATATGTTCGGCGTAATAGTGAATTGGCAAATTAGCTTTTTTAGAGCAGCGCGAAGTAATGGGGGCAACAATGAGTGTCGGGCAAAAGAAATTGCCG